CCTCTACCATCTTTGGGCAGGGCGGGGCCCAGGCTTGATTTAAACACGGTCAATGATCCACAGACGTTCCAAGAACGTCTCAGATTGTACTACCTGAGTACTAAGTACTCAGGTGGTCTTACTCGTTGGTCGAGACTACCGCGTCGCTTGTTGCGCCGAGCTAAGATCGGCAGGCGAGAAGAGCCTAAGGCTTTTCATAGCTACAACAAGGACCAGCAGGTCTCGATTTTCCTCGCAAACTTGTGGTTCAAGGCCTCAAAGCACCTCATAGCTAAGCTACGAGGTTCCGCCAGTGTACAAGCCACCGCTGAGCGGTGGCTTGATACAGCTGACGGAGTGGTCCTCCCTTACCTCTTAGAGGTAAAGGGGGAACCAAGCCATGAGGTCGTTGACAAACTAACCAGGTTTGCTTTGGAAAATTGTGCGAACAATTACAGTCAGTTCTGCTCCCGGCTTAAAGCCGCAAAGAAAACACTTCGAAAGTGTTTTGCTTTAGGAGAAGAAATTCCTGTAATGAGAGACATGTGGACGTACATTCGCCTCTATGAGGAAACCCGACCTAAGGCCGGGTTGTACGAAGGTGCGGTCCATCTCAGTCTCTGGTCTCAGACAAGAGCTACGGGGCTCGCAGACGTCGAGATGGGGAAGAACTCACTTAGTAAGTTCTTCAAGACCATCACGTCTGAAGACCCCGCAGACCCTTCCACCCTGAACTCTTATAGCCAAGCTATAAGTGACGCCACACTTTGTGTGAGGTCGGCTCAGGGCTGCCATGGACATCTCTCAGCAGGGCCTAAGGCCTGCTTTGAGAAGTCGCAGATGAAGGGTGGCCATACTGGCCGCTTGTCTGAAACTGTTCGTACAACGCGAGTAAGACACCGGTATAACTTGGAAACCTTGGAGCGTGAGGTTGACCCCCGACGGATTAAATCCGCCTCAGACGTCTTAGACTTCTGTATAGACTGGGTTCTGTCAAACAGAACACTGTCTAGGGTAGTCAGACCCCACGTGGTTTTGGAACCCTCCAAGGCCCGAGTTATTACAATTTCTCCTTGGGCTTGCGCCCGCATCCTCGGAGTCGCCACTCACATCCTGTCACCCTGTCTTAGACAGAGACACCAGACCAGGTCTGGCATGACTAAGGATCGTCACCTTTGGCGTATGCTAAGTCAAACTTGGCACCCCCAAGACCAAGTCTGGGGTTACGCTAAGGGGCAGCCTGTGCTAAGCACAGACTGGAGTGAAGCCACCGACGGGTTTTCCCGCAGATTCGCTAAGCGAATCTGGGATGCCATCCTCCGACATATGAAGAAAGTACCAAACTCTCCATTGGGGTTTTTGAAACTCGCAATGACCCTGCATACGCAGGTCCGTATTGTTCTACCTTCAAAAGATAGAACTACGGAAGAGTTTGGTCTCCATGAAGTGTCCCTCTCTAAGAGAGGGATCTTTATGGGGGACTTTATGACCAAAGTCATCCTGACCTTAGGTCAGGATGCTATAGCCCGTCAGTCCCTTCTTCAATCCTACTCAATAGTAGGAGATGATTTCATCGCTGCCGGAAGTGAGGAGAAATTAGAGACCTACCTTGGTTGCGTCTCGGAGACAGGGGGGGAGGTATCAGTTGCTGATACCTTCATCTCTCGTCGCATTATGTTTTACTGTGAGGAGTTATCCTTGGTTCCTAGGGACACCACGGAACTCCCCATGGTAAGCATAAAGCGTAACAAATCTAGGATTTGTTACATCGACACTCCGAGACTAAGACTCCTGATCCCTACCTGCACTGAAACCTTAGGTTTCAG